CCTCCCGGCCGAAGCTTCGGCTGGCTTGCGGGTATTTGTGGCCGGTCTTTTCGCAATGGTGGCGATACAAATCGTAAAGCTTTTGTTTGCTGATCCGGTCCTCTTCGCCCTCTTCGGCTGGCATCAAGTAGTCGAGCAGGAATTCCCGCGTTGGATTCGCTTCGTTCTTGTAATCTTCAACCGCCCCTTCGGACGTCTCCGACCTAGTGAATTCGCCCTGCTCTCGCAGCCGGCGAAGGCCCTCGATTGCCCATAGCAGGATGCCCGGCGCCTGGCCGTTCTCGATCCAGTACTTGTCGCCGTCCATCCCCCGGGTGATCTCCCGTCTTCGCGGTGTGTGGTTGAACGGGACCAACAACAGCCGGCGCCATAGCCCCTGGCTTCGGTCGCGGAATTTTGGCCGGCCGTTCCAGCAAACCATAAGTTTGGCCGTTGGCTTGGCCACGATGGGGCTAATCCCTTTCCGGTCAAACGTCATCTCTTCGCCACCGGTGAAAAGCTTAAGGTCCCCTTCGGCCGGCCGGTCGATCTCGCCCACGTCCCCGCAAATGTTGACCATCTTTCCGAGGGTGCTCGCCAGGTCGAACCGTCCGCCAAACTTTTCGAGGTTCACCCGCGATACGTTTTCGCGACCTAGCATTGCCGCGATCCCTGCACAATAAACCGTTTTCCCGTTGCCTCCTTCCCCTTCCAGGGCGATGAACCGCTGAAGGCTGCTGTCGACCGTCAAAAGGTAGCCAGCCCATTCCTGCAGGATCGCTATCCGGTCCGCGTCGCCTTCCATCGCTGAATGCAAAAAGTTAAGCCAAATCGGGCAGTCCGCGTCTGGCTCGTATGAATAGCCCAGCTGGAAGGTGGAGAACCAATTCGGGGTGTGTGGCAAAAGAATCTGATCTTCGTTGTCTTCGTTAAACAACGCTTCCAGGTCGATGATCCCGTTCTTGGCTGAAATGTAATTTGGGATCGTTGCTGGCTCGCCTGGTTCTTCCGGTATCAGGCAAGGCATCGGATAGCTGGACGATCGGATGCAAAGGCTCGCCATTGCGGCGATCGTATTGGCGACCAGGTTCTTGCTCACCGCGTAGGCTGGTTTTTTGAATCCGCTGGCATCCGGTTCCCTTGTTTCGTATTCCCTCAAAAACTCTCTTCGGATGATCGGCCAAACTTTCGCAGCTAATTCGTCGTTGTCGATGTCGCGGTAACGACCATCTTTCCAACGCCACCACTGGCTCTTCCAAAAGACCAGCCGACCTCCGTGCTTCCGCTCGTATTCCTCCAGGTTGAGTTCTGCCAGCCGCGATGGGTCCGTCGCTGCTTCGCCTTCCGCCTCGATGATCGTCGGCTCGCATGGTTCGGCGATTTTTATCTGCTGCTCGATCTCTTCAAATGAACGCTCCGCGTTGAAGTGATCCCGGAGGTCGTGTCCCTCCTCGGTTGGCGCCGCGATTACCACGTCTTTTGTCTCGTTGGCGATTGCTCCGCCCCATCGCTTGGATCCGGCATAGCCGGCTTCGTCCCGGTCATGCAAAACGACGGCTCGTCGGCCGGTAAACAATTTGACCATCCACGGCTCCGGCTTCTCGCTCGCGCCGTTGGCTGTCGTCATCGCCGAACTACCGGCCGGCCCTTTCGCGTGAAAAGCCATAAGGTCTGTCGGCCCTTCCAATTTGAACAGCCGCCTGGTCTCGTTGGTGATGTCGGCCAGGTTGCCGATGATTCCTTTCCGGCTTCCGTTGGTCAGCCGCGTCTTGGCTGGCGGGTTGCCTTCCCCCATCGGGAACGGCTTTCCGTTCAGTTGGTAAAGAACCCAACCCACGGGATCCGCGGATCCCAGTTCCTTTCCCCAGACCGGTATCGCGATCACCGTGTATCGTTTGCGAAACCTTGCGACTCGCCCTCCGATAAACTCGATCGACTCTGGCGTGATCGGCTGCTTGGCTTTGCACCATAGCTTGATGAGCAGCCGGCTCCTGTCCCAATCCTTCCATTCTAGTTCGGCTGCCGGGTCCTTGACCGGCTTCGCGGAACCCTTCCCCTGGTCGCTTTTCTGCTGCCCGTTCATCGGTTGCCCCGTTGATGGTTGCTTTGCCTTGCTGCCCTTCGGCCGTCCTCGCTTCCGCTTTTCCGGTTCGATCCCCAGGTGATCGGCCACCTTGCCCAGTGCCGTTTTGAAGTCCTCGCCGTTAAGCCAAGCCAGCCCCAAGATTCCGTTGCCCGTGTTTTCCGTGAAGCATTGGTTGCAACGAAGGACGCCCTCCTCCTGGTTTGTCATCCGAAATCGATCCGTCCCACCGCACTTCGGGCAGGGGTGATGCTGCCCGTCGAGTGCATCTTGGTTCACCCCACTAATTGTTGAAAAAATATCAATCCACCGGCCGTTGGCCCTTGCCTTGACCTCTTCAATGTTAAACTTCATTTGTTGTTGATTTGGGTTAAAGGTTGTGTGTGCCAGGGTGCCGGTTTATTCCGTCGGCCCTTCGGCATGCACAACCTTTAATTCATTTCGCTCCCTCTCTTCGATCTGGTCGGCGACCTCTTTACCTTCGGCCGTCTGCTCCGCGTCGACCTGCTCCGCTGCCGTTGGCATGCACTTGGCGATCGCTTCGAGCATCTTTGCCTCCAGCGAATCGGTCAACGCTTCGCCGAACCCCTTGGGGAGTACTTTTGAAAAGTGAAGGTGTTCTTTGGATGCTTTCGCGCGGAGGGCTTCCAGGTCGCCTAATGTTGCGACCGATTCGTTCAATGCTTCCCGCTTCTTGGCCCCCATGCCCTTGACCCCATCGAGCAGGCTATCAACTGGGATTCTCTTCCATGCATCCGGCTCGCGGCTCGCTTCCGGCTCGCTGGCTTCGTTCGCCTCGATGACCTGCTCGCTGTCCTCCTCTGATGCTTGCGGTTCATCCGGTAGCGGGTGACCGGCCAGAATGTCTCGCAGTTCTTCCCCCAACCTACGCAGCCGGATTGTCTCGCCGGCTTGCAGGTCTTTTGCGTCTTTGATCTTTGCTTTGAATCCTGCGATCTCCGCTTCCGAGAGGTTTATGTTTTCGGTGCATTCCGCGATCTTGCCGAGGACGGCTGTCTGCGCCCAGAATCTTCGCTCTTGCCGAAGTTCCCATTTGGCAAAAGCATTCTTTCCGATTACGGTCGCCGGCATCGCGGCTGGAACCATCTCGTTGGCCGGCTCCGGCTCCGGCTCCGGCTCGGTTGCTTCCACCTGGTCGTCGGCCGGCTCGGTTGCTTCCGCTTCGACTTGCTTCGTTGGTGTGTTGGTGAATTTGTTTTCCGTTTCATCAAGATAGACGGCTTCGCCCGCTTCGATGTTTTCGGCTGCTTGTAGTTTCACGATCATCTCTCGCTCCGTTTAAAGTCTCGCTGTCGCAACGTCTACATCGACGCTGCTCAATTGCTCGCTTTGCTCGTTGGCCTTCCGCCATCCTCGCTTTAATATCCGCTGCGCCTTTTTTTCGGCTAGCCGAGGTGAATCCATAAACCAGAAAGGGACGCCGTATCGGTCCGACCAGGACATCACGCTGCCGTCGAATTCCTGTAGCAGTGCCCGCGTCGTTCTCTTGCCTCGCTGGGTGATCGATCCCAGGCAGGTGCCATAGGTCCCTTCGATCACGATGTGACCATAGGGTATTTCGGCGAGGAATTCCATTGTCCGGATCCACCGTTCGCGTCGCTCGCCGTGGGATAGAAAAGTGCCCAACGCATCAGCCACGCTCTTCCGTTCGATGTGGACCCAGCCCTCGCAACCGGCCACGGAATAGTCGGCCCGCGTTGGTCCGAGTGTTTGCCACTTGACCGGCTGAATGATCGGCCGTTCGTTCGCGTCAAGAAAACCCTGGAATGCCCACGGCTGCTTTTCCTGGCTGTCGATCAGGATTGTAAACGCTTCGGTGGTCTGGTTATCGACCAGGGATAGCTGTCCCCCGATCTCCGCCGTCTGGAGGTTCTTCATCCAGAATTCCACGGTTGCGTCGTCTCGCAATGTCAGCCCTCGCATTGCCAGGTAAATCCGGATTGTGTCTAGCGTCTTCGGTCCGACGCCATCAATTGCTTGGATCCATTCTGGCTTTATGTTTCGCCAATCCTCCGGTGTGTTGATTCCGAAGTGCTCACTTGCTTTTTTGATTCGATGCTGAAATGCCATTGCCCGCCTCCTGGCTGTCGCTGCCTTTATTAGCCGCGTCGATAATTTGTTGAGCTAGCCTGGCTGATTCGCTCCGGCCTAAATTGGTCACCATCTCAGCTGCCCCGTCGCTTCGCAAAAGAACGATCATTGTTCCTGTCGTGTCTTTTGCCTGGACCTGCTTTACTATCCGCAGCAGTCTTGCCATGTGGCTATCCGCTTGCGCCTTGCTCATTCGTCGCAGTGTGTTGGGGAACGGTTCGGGGTTGTTGGGCATCTTTGGTTCTCTAAAAAAGGTGGTTGATTTCGTCGATGATGATTAATTCTCGCAGAAACGTTTTTCGCTTGCCGGCGACTACCTTCCGGCACATCTCTTCTGCTGTCTTGCTGCTCCCTATCAAAAAGCATTTTTCCTTGGCTCGGCTAATCGCCGTGTAGAGCCACTCCCGGCTGCATACCATCTTCGCTCCCGGGTAGCTGTCGATCATCACGACCGCGATACGAAACTCGCTGCCCTGCGACTTGTGGACCGAAATTGCATAACCAAGATCCCAGTTTTTTCCCCCGACCTTTTCTCCTTGCTTGGCCGGGTAAAGCGGAATAGAAACTAGCCGATGGGGCGCCGGTAATTCCACCTGCATGCTGTTCCCAACGATCGATATCACTTTTCCGATCTCGCCGTTGCTCACCCGCGTCTTGTCATACTTACTGTTCTTCAGGCAGATGACCTTGTCGTTCAAGCGGAATAGCCGTCCGGGAATCGCCGGCATTGGATTCAATGCCACCTGTAGTCGCTGATTGAGATCCTTGCGTGAAAGCTTCGACTTCTCGTTGACGGCCACCATCACCTGGACGTCCCAAACCGGATCGAATCCGTTCGCCTTGCATGCTTTCATTAAAAGGTCGAGCGATGCCAGCTGGCCGGCCGGCTGCCTCTCTTCGAGAATCTTAAAGTTGTCGAGTTGTCCCGGTTGAACCGACGGCCAGGGAAGGGCGTCCCGGATCGCGGCGCAAACGGCAGGGATCCGTCCTTCGTTCCGTTCAATTTTTGTTAGCTTCCCAAATCCGACCGCCCCTGAATTGATCATGTCCCGCATCGGTGCTCCGCCGCCGACCGGTGAAAGTTGATTGACGTCGCCTACCAATAGCATATGGGCATTCGGTTTTGCGGCTGCAAAAACCGCCCCCATCAGCGGCATGTCCACCATCGACGTTTCGTCTCCGATGATGATTTGCTCTGGCCAGTGTTGGTTGTCGTTGAACGCGAAGTCCGTTTCGTCATTGCCCCAGCCGAGGTGTGAATGCCAAGTTCTCGCCTTCAAATTCACTTCGGCTTCGTGCAGCACTTCCGTTAGCCGAACCGCTGCCTTGCCGGTTGGGCATCCGGCGATGATCGATTCCGCGTAGCCGAGGCTGCACAATTCCTTGATCAATCTCGCGACAACGTATGTTTTGCCAGTGCCAGGGCTTCCGCTCAAAATGCCAAGCCGGCCGGACAACGCCTTTTCCAGTTCGCTTACTTGGTGCCCGGTGATTGTCGCATCGATCTGACAGGCTTCCGGCCATTTCGTTGCAATTGGAAGCCTGGTCGCCTGGCGATCAATCATTCCGCCGACTTTTTTTGCCAGCCTTTTTTCCGCTCTCGCGTTACTGGCAGACGCTAGCCATTGGACGTCGCCTTCCGGATCGATCGGTCCTTCGATGCCCTTCGTCCTGGTTGCCTCGATCGATGCGTAGTGTCGCCCGCGCGAGATGCTGTTCAGCCGAATTCCCAATTCAATCGCTTTCCTTGGTCTTGCGTCTCGCCCAGCGATCTTTTCCGGTCTGTTCATCAGGACGCTGGCTCGCTGCCAGGTGTGTTCCTTTTGTCGGCCGTTTTTTAATTCGTCCCAAATGGCTAGTGTCTGCCTTCGAAGTCTCCCGGGGTCATTGCCGAGGGTTAGCCATAGCGCGTCCGCCATTTTAAATCCGACGCCCTTAAACTCGATCAGTTTATAGGGGTCGCGTCTGATGGTTCTCGCTGCCTGGTTGCCCCACTTTTTGATGGCTGCTCCTGCCACCGCTTTTGGGAACCCCTGGCCGTTCAGCAGGCCGGCGACCTCAATGGCTGCTGCTTCGGTCCACTTCTGCTCCCTCAGTATGCTGACGATTGTCTCTTGCTGCCCTTCGGTGATCCGGCTGTTGTATCGTCGCAGGCAGGTCGGATCCATCCGAATCGTTGCCACCGTTTCGCTGCCGTATGCCTTCCAGAGTTTCTCGACCGTCACGCTCCCCATCCCGTTGCCGTCGCCGATTTTTGTCAGGTAGGCGATCACCCCTGCTTTGCTGCTTGGCGTTGCCACGGTGAACGATGTGAATTTAAATTGCTTTTGCACCGTCTTAAATCGCGGATGCACCCACTCGCTTCGCCGGCCAAAAAAACGATACGTGCCACCCTCTTCAATGTCGCTCGGCTCCGCCACTCCGCTGACCGAAATGCATCCGTCGCTTGTCTTGACTTCTGCCGCAAACCACTCCCCTTTCCGGACCCGCACTTCTAGAAGGACGCCTTCTATCTCTTCCGTTCTCGCTGCCATTGATTGTCTCTTGCTGTTGTTGATTGCGCAAAAAGAAAGGCCGCAGCCGGCCAGCCTCACCACTTCCCGGCCGTTCCGGTGGCAGGTGACGCCTGGGATTCGGCTAGAATGACGAGGCGATATCGTCTGCTCGATTTTGTTTAGCCGGCTTTTTTCCATTGCTGGCTTTGCTGGCTGCCTTGCCTTTCTTCTTTACAAAATCAAACCATCCCGCGTCGGTGTGCCGGTTGCTTGCGTCGATCTCCTCCAACGCTTCCGCGTACTTCGGCACTTTCGCGGCTCGCGGGTCATCAACGTGATAGATGTTGCTGTAGGCAATCCGCAGAAACTTCGTTTCGACATCCCACTTGCCCGTCTCTTCGTCTTTCGCCATTTGGCGTTCAAGGTCGACGATGATTTGCTGGTCTTCCGCGCTGTCGATGTCGACATCGATCTCTTTGCCAAGTTCGGCCGGCGTGACCAGGTTGCTTGCCAAAAGGAAAGCAGTCACCTTCCGGTTGGCTCTCGCCTGGCTGTCTTCGCTTTCATCCATACCTGGAAGGAAAACCGTCTCACTGATCGTCTTGCCCTCTTGCCCCTCCACCGTCCCGGCCAGGACCTGACCTTCAAAGGTGAAGCCATCAATCGCTCCTCCCTTCGGCCCTTCACCGTCCGCCACGTTGGTGATCAGGATGTGATAAGTCCCTGGTTCGTCCAGGAATGTTCCGCCGCTGAAATCTTCGCTTGTGTTTACTCGCATCGTTCTCTCAATAAGGATTCTAAAGTTAATCGTTCGGGAAGGCTCGATACCAATTCCAACGGGTATCCGAGGTGCAAAAGGCTCGCGGCTGCGACCCGCTCTTCGCCATACTTGTCGGCAAGCCGGCGCGTTAAAGGATCCAGGTCCCTCAACGCGCTAGTTAGTTTTTTGCCGGTTCCAAAAACTTCGTCAGGTCGCCGGCTTCCAGCCCCGCGTGAAGTTCGGCCAGGTCGTCTGCCGGTAGTCCGTCCAGCGTCTCGATCCCGGCTTCGTCTAGATACTTGCGAACGGCCAGGGCGAGGGTTCGGCCCTCCGGGTCCGCTGCAAGTTGGGCAAGCATCAGCCGGGTTGCCCGCAGCAAATCAGCCGGATCCGGCTCCGGCTCCGGCTCTGGCTCCGGCTCCGCGATCTCCTCCGGGAGTATGGTCACGAGTTCGTCGAGAATCTTGCTCGCCCCTTCCCTGGTCAAATCGCCCATGTCCCTGGCTCCAGTCGCGGCGATTGCTCGCAGCTGCGATTCCGGTCCGATCGATAGGCGATCGTATTGGACCATCAGCGATTTGATCTGCTCGCCTGTCGCCTTCCCTTGGCCGTTTGAAGGAACCCCGGCCGGTGGTTCGCTGTCCCGCTGCGAACCGTCCGACCGAGGCGCCGTGCTCGGTTCTGGCTTCGTTTCGATCTCGACCGTCGTGTCCGGATCGCCATCGGTGGCAAATCCGGCGAGGACCTCCGGGCAAACCATCAGGATTGCCTTGCTGGTCACTCTCGCCCTTAGCATGGCGCCGGGATTCTTTTTATAGTTTCCGTCGGCCTTGACCAGTCCCTGGCGTTCCGCGTCCTCCATCGAAAACCGAACCCTTTCCTTTACTCCCGCAAACTCGACCTCGATCGTTGCCTGGTCGCCGTTGTCGCCGTTTGCTTGCCAACGGTAGGTTCCCCCCAGTCGCCGAAATTCGGCGAGCATATACTCCGCCCGCATCAAAAGCTTGCTGCCCTGCTTGCTGTTCATTACATGGAAACGCTTTCGCATCTCCGCCACTGGCACCCCTTCATCGTATGCCATCAGGACGAGGGTCGCCCCCTGCTCTGGATTCTTTAATCCGAAAAGTCCGCCGATCGCTAAAATCCGCCCCAATTCGAGGGCGTCTTCTAGCTGGCTTCTAGTGAAAATCGTTCCTTTGGTCATTGCACGGCCGTTGGTTCGAGTGTTGCCGGAAACGCTCCGGCTGGCGTTGGTCAGTGTGACCGGTGTCTCTTGATCTGCATGATCTCTTCCATTGCATCCGGGTATTCGAGGCCGGTTCGGATTACGTTTCTTAACGCGTCTGCTTCCGGTGACTCTTCAGGTTCTGAATGCAACTCGACAAATTCATCCGCGATGTTTGCTAGCGTCGCGCGAAGGACTGCCGACTCTTCGATCGCGCGGTTTATCCGCTCGATCTTGCGATGGTCATCTTCCCCGTGGCAGTAATAGAAAAGGTCGCCGACTCGTTGAGGTGTCTTGCCGGCCTTCATCATCTCCTGTCGCCGTTTCGCCATTTGCTTCGCCGCGTCATCCCGCGTGATCCGACAATCGCTCCAGGTGCCAAGCAAATAATCAAAAGGGACGACAACCGATTCGTCTTTTTTCGGTCGCCGCCCCTGGATGTAAATATCGATTGCGGCGATCAGAAGAAGGAGTGCTGCCGCCGTTGCCGCATAGATTGCGGCAGTTATTAGAAGTCCCATCTCTTTTGCCTCGCGATTGGGGTTCGTTCTGGATCTGACATTATCGACCTCGCTTGCTTGTGTCAACGAATCCTAGGAAAACAAAAAACCACTTGCTTTTTTTAAATTTTGATCAACAGTGCAACGCTTCGCTTCCCGCGTTGCGTTGATCGCTTTCGCGGCAGGCTGCCCCTGCCGCGTCTCTCGCCGGCTGCCGGACCTCGATCGTTGCCCCCGATCGGTTCGGTGGCCGGCTTCATTACCAGGTCGCCGGCTTTTGCGATTTAGACCCACGCCCGCGAATCCTTCACCCCGTTTAAGCCGTCGCTGGGTTTCTGGTCGCTGAGCGGGGTTTCTGGTCGCTGATTTGATCGCCGTTCTCGGAATGCTTCGATTTCGGCTTCTGACACCATCCATCTCGCCCGCTGCTTGCCGAGTCCAATGTTGACGGCTCGCAATTCGCCGGCCGCGATCAATTTTTTTAGGTGATCGACGCTACATCCCAACCGGGTAGCGGCTGCTCGCACGTTTAGTCCTTTCGTCATCTTTCAAAGCCTCGTTTTGAAAACAAAAAAATCGGTTCGGTGGCCGGCTTCATTACCAGGGCGCCGGCTGGACGTGCCCAGTGTAGTCGACCTTCAGCTTGCAGATAATTGTCTGGTCCCGGTAGGGAAGGTCGCGTCGCATGAAAACGGTTCCTCCGTCTACGTCGTAAATCCGGAATCCAATCTCAATCAAAAGGGTAATCATCTTTTCTTGCGTCATCGCTTTGCCTCGTTTTCGCGGTTGTTGTTTCCTGTCTGCCTTTATTATACACACCTTTCGGGATGTGGCAACGCCAAAGGTGAGCATATTTGCAAAAAAAAACCTTCGACCGGCGATTAGGGTCGCCGGCCGAAGGGAACGCTGCCGGGGGAGTAGCCCCGGCCACGAGGCATCCGCATTCTAGCCGGCCGGCTGTCGCGGTCCAGCCCCGCGTCCAACAAATGGACGCATTGATTTGCGTTGCGTCACTCGCGGTTGCCGGCTGCCTCCGGCTCGCTTTCCTGGTCGATCCCCAGCCCCCGGCCGGCCGGCTGAGGGTTGGTTGGCTGGCTCCGGCTCAGTCGTCGGTCTTTACGATCGTCTCCCGGCTTTGTACCGGGTAGCGGCTGCCGTCGCTTAGCGGAATGTACCAGCCGCTAAATCCGCGTCGAAGGGTGTCGAATACTTCGCGGCCTTCGATCTTGTCGCCTGGCTTTACGGTGTGGGCTTTGCGTTGCATGGTTTCTCTCGCGGGTTGGTCGGTTGTCTCTTGTCTGCCTTTATTATACACACCTTTTGCCCGGTGGCAATGGCAAAGGTGAGTATATTTCGAAAGTTTTCGTCGGCTTGTTTTCTTGTTTTCTTTTCAAATATACGCACGATTGACTTGCGTGAAGGCCGAAAGGTGTGTATAATTGGTGTAGTGAATGAAACACCCGCCAAACCAAAAAGGCACGACGATGAAAAAAACGACCCCCGAGCAAAAAAAAGCTGACCAAGAACTGGCTCTTCGCTTCTCTCGCATCTCGCCCGAAAAGGCTGAGAACATCCGCCAGGCATATTACGCTGTCGCGGATCAGCTTGAGCCTCTGATGCAAATGCTGGAGGACGCTGATTGCGACCTCGATTACGAAGCCGGCCCCTTGATCGAGGAGCACCTCAAAATCTGCGCTGCTGTCGAAGCTTTCAAAAAGTCCCGCATCGGCGCGGTTCTTTAATCCCTGTCACCCGCCAGCCGGCGATCGTCGCCGGCTGGCTCGTTCCCTCTCTTTGGAGTTTTCAATGCGTATTCTCACGATAGTCTTGAAATCTGGCGCCAAGCTTGAATTCGAAATGCCGGTGTCGTATGACCCGGCCGACTTGATGAATTTTCAGTGCCGGTGGTTCGCAACCATCGAAAGCCCATATTACCGGGTCCAGGGCTGCACGGGTCCCGTCCAGATCGACGTCCGCACCCTTGCTGTTGTCACTTGCCGAAAGGCATAGGACGCGGCAGCCGGCCGGCCAGGCATTCCAGCCTGGCCGGCCTTTTCTTTTTTTCTTTTCAAATATACGCATAATTGACTTGCAGCAATCCGAAAGGTGTGTATAATTGGGGTAGTGAAGCAAACAACCGTCAAACATCGCGAGGCAAAAACGATGACCTGCCCTTCAAACATCCCCTTCGGCGTCGAACTAGAAACCACCATGCCCGTCTCGGATACAACCCCGATCGGTGGTTATCACCGAGGGCTGCCCGTCCAGTGGCTTCCCTCCGGCTGGAAGGCTGAACGGGACGGATCCATCCGAACCATCCCGAACCGCAAGGGTTGCGAATTCGTCAGCCCCATCCTTCGCGGAACCGACGGCCTGGAACAAATCCAAACCGCTTGCGACTCGATCAAAGATCGCGGTGGAAAGGTCAACGCTTCATGCGGTGTCCACGTCACGGTCACCTTCGATGGCGACGCGGCTGCACTTGCTCGCCTGGTCTGCCTGGTCGCAAACCATGAAAAAGCTCTTTACGCTTCGACTGGAACGACGACCAGGGAAGAGGGCACCTACGCTAAAGGGCTGAAAAGCTACGGCAAGGATGACGCAAAAAGCCGGCTTGATCGGGATCGCTTCCACGTCTTGAATCTGACGCACATCGCTCGCGGTCGCAACCGCGTAGAATTCCGCGTTTTTTCCGGCTCGCTGAATCCTGACAAAATCACCGCATGGGTTCAAATCTGCTTGGCACTTGTTTCGCTCGCAACCGCGCAGCAACGATCAACGTCTTGGGATTACGAAGCAAAGGCCGGCAAGCCTGGCCCTTGGGATCGCTCAGGGGCTGGCGAGGGCGAGACGGAGTTGGCTCGCCTATTCTATCGCATCGGCTGGACCAAGGGCCACACATCGAAGACCTACGGGGTTATCGGTGAAGGTGTGAAAGCGATGAAAAAAACGCTTCGGCTGATGGGTCGCAAATACGACGCGGCTGCCGCGTAGCCGGCTGCCGGCTGCCGGCCATCGCTAGAACCCGGGGTTATTTTCCAGGTTCTTTTTTTATTTATACGCACCTTTCGCTTGCGTCCTGTCCGAAAGGTGTGTATAATTGGTGTAGTGAATGAAACAAAACCCTTTCCGCTCCGAGGCTTTCCGATGAATTCCATCCGTCAATTCAACGACAACGATTTTGCTGCTTTTGCTGGCGTCAGTTCTTTCGCTGACGATACTCGCCCCCTGATCTGGTTTGATACAACCGGCGACATTGTTGTCGTTGGTTCCAAAATCGGCATCTCGATTTTGTTTTCGCCCGGTGAATCGGAAGATTTCATCGAAGCCCACCTGACGATGAATCTGCCGTCTCAGCCGATCGCTCGCGCAACGATGGCCGGTGTGATCGCAAGCATCGATTTTGTTGATTTTCACAAAATGTTGGACGGATTGTCAAAGCTTGGCTTCAAGGCAATCTGAAAAACTTTTCAATTATACGCACCTTTCGCTTGCAAGCCATCCGAAAGGTGTGTATAATACGAGCATGGCGAACGGGGTTCGCCGCCTTCCCTTCCCTCTTGCTTTGGAGTCTTCGCCATGCGTCCTTCGTCCATCACCGTTTCTGGTTCGCTCGCTGACCTCTCGACCGTTGCTGACGTTCGAGGGCTGTCCCAACGCCACTTCGGTGGGATCCAGTGGGAATCTGCCGCAAAGCGGATCGCGCGTCGTGCCGGTGGCTTCCGTGTCTTGTTGGCCGACGGCCGACTTCGAATCTTCACCTTGCTCGCTGACGGCCGGGTTGCTGTCTCGACCTGGAATGCAACCGACTGGTCATTCTAGGAAAACTTTTCAATTATACGCACCTTTCGCTTGCAAGCCATCCGAAAGGTGTGTATAATACAAACATCGAAAGCAACCCCCGCCAATCACGAGGCACCTCGAAATGTCCACTCTTTACACCGTCACCGTCGAAAGCTCCGGCCGAACCCGCCACTCATTCGGTCGCCTTGAAGAAACCTTCGACGATGCTCTTCGTTTCGCTCGCCGGCTCTGGAACGGCTGCAGCCCTGCTGAGCGAGGCAAGTGGGATTCCATCTCGGTTGCGTCCCCCGAGAGCACCACGGTCGTCTGGACCCGCCCCTCGCTGCTCGACATCCCGGCCGGTCGATACGCTTTCGAAGGCAAGCGATACGTTGTCACCGTCCCGAAGGCCGGCTCCAAATGGTTCGGATTCGTCTTCGTCGCAACGGGTAGCGAATACCACGACCGCACAACCATCGCTGTCGTCACCCCACGCGGGACCTTCGGTGTGAAAACGTCGGCCAGGGGAGAGGCTGTCACCAACGCCATCGCGGCTGACCCCATCGGCCGCATGGCGGAATTCGGCCAAATCACCGGCCGGTGTGGTCGATGCGGTCGGGTCCTTGAGGACGCGGATTCAATCGCTGCCGGTCTTGGCCCGATCTGCCAGCAAAAAATGGCCGGCTGATCCCGGCCGGGTCCGGAATCAATCCGGACCTTTTTTTTATTATGCCCACCTTTCGCTTGCAACGCATCCGAAAGGTGTGTATAATTGGTGTAGTGAATGAAACACCCGCCAACCACGAGCCACAAAAATGTCCGATTCACTTGTTGTCCACGCGAACCGCATGGATTCCGCCATCCTGGTCGTCATCAACGAAACGGCGAAAGCTTGGGAAGTTCGCAACGTCGATTGTGGACGGTCTTGCTGGCTGCCGAAGAGCGGACTTCGCCTTTACAAGCCAGGCGTCGAATCCTACGAGGGCGAGTATGTTCTCGCTCCCTGGCTTCGGTCGAAGCTTTCCGACCAGCAAGAAAAGGTCTTGAACCTTTTGATGTGAAAATCTTTTCAATTATACGCACCTTTCCCCTTGCAAGGACCCCGAAAGGTGTGTATAATTGGTGTAGTGAATGAAACACCCGCCAACCTGGAACCAGCCATGAAAACCCGCACCGTCTGCCTGACCCCCATCCGCCCCGAAGTTGTCAGCTATGTCGAGTGGCTGAAAAAAGAAGGCATCGTTGTCGTCTCCGTCGTATGGCCCACGCTGCCCGGTCGCGACGTCCGCGTCACCTTCGAGGTTTGAACCGCTCCCTTTCCCCACGGCTGGCACGATCGCCAGCCGGCCCCTTCCCGAGGAACCCTGCCATGAAAAAGCTTGACGCCACTCACCGGCTCTTCGCCAAGGCTGACGCAATCAAAATTGCTGCCGAAATGAAGGCCGGCGATCCCGATTGGGATTACCGTCCGGTTCATTGCCCGAAAGGGACCGGCTTCAGTTTCATCGAAATTTTCGACGAGGACGGTCAATTCGTCGCCCGCGTTTAATCCTGCTTCCCCTTCCCGAGGAACCCTGCAAATGCCCGCTTACAATCCCGATCTCCAGATCACCCGCCCGGACAAAACCGGAGCCAGGACCGTCCATCGCGCTGCTCGCGGCCCTTCGGCCGATCCGGCCTTTACTGGCGACCCCGGCGACCCCGGCTGCAACGGCCGGTGTGTTGTCGCGAGAATCAGCCGGTATCTCGGTGGCCGTGAAGGAATCAGCCACGTCGTGACCGGCTGCAATATTCACGCTCGGTTCTATTCCGAAAAGGCCGCGATCGATTGGTGTCGATCGACCTTCGGCTAAAATCTTTTCAATTATGCTCACCTTTCCCTTGCGAGGACCCCGAAAGGTGTGTATAATACAAACATCGAAAGCAACCCCCGCCAAACCAAAAGGCACCGCAATGTCCAATCAAAAAGCCCTCACCGCTTACCTTCGGACCGCGTCTGACGTCCGTGCTTTGCTCGCTCGCCTCGAATCAGGGTTGGATGCTTACCAGGACCGTGTTTCTCCTGACGAGGTCAACTATGGCCACGTGGGCGATATGGGATACCTGATGGCTTCCCTGCAGGACCTGTCCGACCGCGTCAACGAGGAGAACGAATACGCCTCTGATGAGGCAGCCTAGTCGCTGCCCTGCTTCCCAACGGCCGGCGATCGTCGCCGGCCGGCTTGCTCCCTCTTGCTCCACTCCTGTCCCATGAATTACAGCAAACCCTATTTTCAAGCCACCCTTCCGTTTGTCTCGCGGAAAGAAGCAATCAGTCAGCGAGAAAAACGCGATGCCATCCGCGCTCGCAACGCCAGGTTGATGTCTCGCCGCTACCCCACTGAATTGCAATGCCAAAGGGCCATCGATCGCTCGCCCGATTGGGCTGAGTTGTTGGCCACCGAGACGATGGATCTCTGCTTCTAGTCGCTGCCCTGCTTCCCAACGGCCGGCGATCGTCGCCGGCCGGCTTGCTCCCTCTTGCTGGTCCTGTCTCCAATGTCGCAAATGTCGACTCGACTTTTTGGCCGTCGTTTAATTCTCGATTGCTTGAATTCCATTTTCGTTTCGCTTGCTCACCTTCGGGTTCAAATGGACGCCCGGGCAGTTCCCGAGGAGCAAAAGAAAATTTCGCGTGAGCACTTCCGGCAGGTCGTTGGCCGTGCTGGAAAACTCGCCGATCTTGCAATGCTTCCCGGCGATCACCTGTCCCCCCGCGTATTTTACGATGCGTCCGCGCTGCTTGGCGCCGTGAACCGGACGCGGGAACGGCTGGCCAGTGAGGAGGCTTCCCGCAAAAAGGGCTAAATATGCCCACGGTTGACTTCCCTTGGCCGGATTCGGTGTGTATAATAGGGGCATCGGCAATAGTCGCCGCCCCACTTGAACCTTCCCAAACCTTACCAACCCCCTGCAGATCCGATGTCCAAGCAATCGCGACAAAATATCACCCAACCCGACGCCTGGCTGGAAGCCTGGAAAGCCCAGGCCAAAAAAGAAAAAAAGAACCTTTCCCAGTGGATCGGCGAAAAGTGCAACGCCGGCCTTCCCAAAAGAACGGCCGGCCGGCTCGTCGAGCGACGTGGACCCGGACGCGTAAAGACCGAATCCGCGGATTAAGCTTGCCCACGGCTGCTCCGCTGCTGTCTAAGGTGGAGCGATTCCATCTCACTCCTATTGTTGGACCGATCTGATGATCACCACACCCGCGCTGCTGCTGCTCCTGCTTCTTGCTTTCACGTCGGTCGCCTCGCTGGCCGGCGCGGTTTTCAATTTTCGCCGCGATGCAAGTGCAGTTTTCTGGTTCTCCGTTCTGTCGCTGATGGCCGGCGTGATCCCGCTCGCCTTGTTCGTTGTCGGTGCGATCAGTCTTTTGTTCCGTTAACCTGTCCCCCGCCAGGCATTGCTTGTCGCTGCTGCCTGGCTTCCAACCCCTGCGATGCTCCCTCTTAGGAAAAAACGAAATGCACGAATTACGAATCGCCTTTTTGCTGTCGGCTGCCGTCGGCGCTGCCCTTTTCTGCAATAGCCCGGTAACGGCTCAATACCAGAACCCCGGCGACCTGCCTGACGCCCCGCTCAATCTGTCGCAGGCTCAGCTGGATGCCAGGGCGCCGATCGTCGAATCGATCAACGAAGCCCACGAAGCTTTCGACGAGGCTGTCCTTGCTCACGGTGAGCTAGTTTCAATCCTGGAACAACTACAGGATTTGCTTGCGAATACGGACCCGGATTGTCCTGTCGTGCCCGCCATCGAAGATGCGATTGACGCCTTGCAAACCGAATCTGCCTCTTATCAGAATAGCGTTTTGCTCACTAGCACCCACCTGTCTTGGGTGTTTGCTTATAACATCACCGCTCAGGGCGACGCGTCTGCCCAAGGCTGGCAGAACCTTTACGCTTCGGCCCTTGGCGAGGCCAATACGATCAAAGGTGTATCTCAAACGCTTCGCGGAAATCTGAACGCTTCCGTTAGCGTTGCTCAGTCGCTGCTTGATGCCTTGACCGCTCTGGTCAACGCTTGGGATGAGGACCAAGGTGGCGGATTCTAGTTTCAATCGGCCAGGGGAAGGGCAGTCGCTTCGGTGGCTGCCCTTTTTTTGTTTGGCCATCCGCAGTAGCTGCAGGCTGCCGGCTCGCGGTCCGGTTCGAAAAGGACGCGGCTGCAGTCCGGGCATTCAATCATCCGCCGTCCCCATTGCCCGATTGGGCATGCCGCGTAGGCAATCTTGATTCCGACGCTGACCTGGCAGTCGCGGTCCGGATGCTGCCGTTTGTATTCCACGCAAACCCCGGCTTCGTTCATCAGGCAAACGCCGCATAGCCTGGCTCGCTCTTGTTGATAAATCGGTGGCTTCGCTTGCCGGCATAGGTGATGGTAATTCTGCCCTCGGTTCTTCAGTGTCAGTCCGCAATCCTCGCAATGGAAATCCTGCGCGATCTCCTGCTCGGTTCTCGCCGGTGGAACCAGGAGGGCTGCCCTTTCCTGGCTGTCGTCTCGCGGCTTCGGTGGTCGCTTTTTTGCTCCGCTGCAACACCCCATTCTTATACTCCCTGGCAGCAGGCGAGGGTGCTATCGTCGAGGCTTCGGAGGTCGCATAGCTCAATCGAATTGCATTCTCCCCCTAGCGGTGGATCATTGTAAATTTGATTGCAAATGCTGATCAGGTTTGTTGTGCCGGTGATGTAGCTAGTCTGATTCAAATCAGCCGATGCTACCACTTCGCCGTAAAGGGCTGCCAGTGCCGCTTCGACGATCCCACGCACTTCGTCATCGTTCGGGGCGCCGTCGAATGTTTCCGGGCAAACCGCCAGGAACCAAGTCACCAGCCTGGCTCCGTTTGCGTTGGTGCAGTCTTCGATGATCACACCGATCTGCTCCGCCCTGCCTGGTTCCCCCACGTAAAGGGTGCCAACGTCGACCGGTGGGTTCGGTGCCGTCGACGATTCCCCTGCTCCGTTTGCGAATTCTATCTGGAAAGAAAATATGGTTGAAATGGTGCAATCGCCGCAGCAGTCGATCTCTTCCGGGTTCGGGCATTCGTTGAATTGAAACGAAATCGAAAGGGTGACGTCCGGTGTCTCGCTCGTTACAACGGCCGTCACTGTTGGTGTCGTGACCTCCTCCTCTTCGCCGCAAGGGCTGAGGCATGGTGGCGAAGTGATTCCCCAATCAAACTTCAATGCTGCCGATGGCGCCGGGATTCGTGTTATGTCCGGGCAGGTCACTTGCTCCGCGTAGGCTGTTGGGTGACATGCCGTTGCTCCGGTCGCATCCGGTAGTGTCTGCCGTGGATGGAATTGTGAACCAAAGCCATCGATCCAGTTGATATGCGTCAGGCAAATGTCGGTGATGCTGGTTGAGTATTGAAGGTAGAAGTTTTTTGGCGGTCGTATATCGGAATCGATTTCGATCGGGTCATTCCGCTCGATCGTTTTCTTTACGGAATCAACGCCTTCGATATATCCTCGCATCGACCATCCGCTCGGGTCGTCGTCCCAGAAGGTGATTCCTTCCCGCGTCACTTCTGGCCCGACCGGATAACCCTGGTCGATCAATTCATACTTGCAAGGCTCGCATTCTGTCTCGTATGGGCAGCAATCCGTTCCGGCCGGGATCGTCACCTTTTCGCATAAGATTTCGATGAATTCCTCCGTCGGCTCTCCGACCTCCGTCCCGAATACGATGTCACCGTATTGCAACGGGTAATCCACGTAGCATTCGGTCCAGGTCAGGTCAGCCGTTGCATCCGGTGTGGTCGATTCCCAAATCCACCAATTCGCCCCGCAATGCAAATCGCCGCCGCTGGCTTCGCCGTGGGCATCGTGTAGCCAGTCGCGGTCATGCCAAAGGTGCCAGAAAAAGGTCGATCCCACGTTGAACGGCGACTTTAGCGTTGCTTTCAGTTTCAGTTTGTCATCGTTGCAAAATAGCCGGCTGAATTTGGTCGGCATGACCAAAACAACGGCGAGGACGGCTGTCTCCATTACCAGGTCGCCGTCGCTGTTGAATTCGCCGGTGATTATGTTCTGGCAGCAATCGATGCAGCATTTACATTCTTCGTCGCCGTATTCGAACGCCACCTTCTGGCCGTCTCGCTCCGCGTCCTGCAGAAGTCCAATCATCTCGCCATTTACAATTCGGCCGGCCAGCCTTCGGTTGGTCACGGCAGCAAATCCTCGCAATCGCCAAATGGGATGCAGGTCGTCTTGTCTTCATCCACTACGCTGCAAACCGTAATCTTCCGCAAGGGCAGGCACTTGTCGACCGTTCCATCCGGGTTGATTACGTCAAAGAATCCGTCAATTGCGACGTCCAATTCAATCATCGTTTGCTTGATTTGCACGATCCGGTATTGGTGATCTTCCGGTGAATAATCGGCTTTGAAACAAACCCGCTCATTCGGGTCCACGCATTCAGGTGTGCAACCCAAAACAAACGGCGGGTTGTTCCCCGCGCGAGGGTCGCCGCCGTCGTAATATTTCGTTGGGCTGACCGTCGCAATGTCCGTGCCCACGATTGTCCCCTCGCAATGCCTCGCGATCGGCTCTTCGACTTCGACTAGTTGCCATTCGACCGTTGGCGATTCTAGGTTCGCTTTATTCAAAAGGACGTTTTCAGGATCGGTGAATCCGTCCCCAGTCACTCGTTGAAGGATGACGCTCCGGTATTCCTGGCCGCCTGTCCCGCTTCCCGCTCCGCCACTGTAGATTGGCCCGATCGCGTCTTTTAGAAACGGGTTCTTAAATTGAACCAATAGCCGGCTGGATGCCGGCTGCAGCGGATTCCCTTGCTGGCCGATCGCGGTGAATTCGTTGGGCTGATCCGAGTTCGGCCAGGTCGATCGCTTCCACGCCACTTCATCGGCTGGCTGGACGGATTCTAATTTGTTGTTCGTCCGGATGTAGGCGACTCCGCCCGCTGCTGTCTTCAGAATATGCTGACCGATGAACGCCCGCACTCGGTTGACCGGTAACGTGATCTGCTCGATCTGCCAGGCCGGTGGCCGGTTGGCCGGTAGCGTTGGGTGATTCGCCTTCAATCGGCCAGGAAGGAGGAACGCCATTCCCGTTGCGAACGCGTCTGCTTCCGGCCATTCGTTGTTAATGTCGTCGAGGATTACCGTGTCCCCGATCTGCAATTGCTGGCCGGTCTGCAAATTGAACGCCAGCCCCAAAACCTCGACCACTTCTGCCCAGCATTGGCGGTCCGTCATTTTGGTTATCGTCTTAAATCGGATCCGGCCGGCCGGTGGTTCTTGGCCGGGGCTGCCGATGAACATCCGGTGCGTATCGACGCGGCTCAAAAGGTCCGGCCCCGCGTAGACAATAAACCCAATCTGCGATGGTGCCGCGTCCCAAGAACCAATTTGCGGTGCGTATCGGTCCCCAGGCTGCCCGAGTGTGCCTCGAACCCTCACCTCCGGTCCCGCGAAGCATTGCCCCTCTGCGCCCGGCTCCGTCGCAGTGTGGCCGTTCACAACGTACCAGCCGTTGTCTCCGGTGATGTCCGTTGGTCGCTTGCATTCCAGGTAGGTTTTGTCGCCGTCGAGCAGATAGGTGTCCGTCACCTGCATCAAAGCATAGGGGGGCGCCTTTTCCGTGTCTCCGTTCCGGAAGAACAGGCGAGTGTACCCTGGCCCCGCTTGTGTGCGAGGTGCCCAGGGCGTCTTGGTGTGCGATCCCGCTTCCAACGCAGCAAGCCTGGCAAGGATCTGCTGCGCTGTTGTAACGGTGAACGCTCCGATTTGCTCTCTTGCCATCGAATCAAGGAACCTGCGACCCGGTGGCTTTCATCACCAACTCGATCTCGTTTGCGAGCGACGCGGTTCCGATATGGGTGACCCAGTCGCCTGTCGCAAGATCGGCAATCGGCGCAATGCCTCCGGCTGTCCCCGATACAACGTAGGACGAACCGACTCCGAGGGTTGCCCCCAGGTCGATCTTTGCTCCGGCGACCGCCATCGAAAAGTATTCATCCGCCGCTGCTGGCGACATGCAAATTCCAACGGCTGCCGCGTTGACCAATCCGGCATCCGCGTCTGCCTTGTAATACTTGCCGGCCGAAAGGTAAACCGGCTGCCCTTGCGTCAGGGCTTCGCCGGCAAGAACCGTCTGAAGAACGGTGGCGGATGAATTCGCGGTGAGCCCCACGTTGGCTGCTGTTTGTGTGATATCGACCATCAGAATAATCCTAGCGCTGAATAGGGGAGGGCTGTTAGTTCGGTCTGCTCTACAAAATGAGCATTCCTGTCATTTGGTTCTCTCGTTCCGTCTACCTTTAGCAAAATCGGCGACGTTACCGGATCGCCATTTTCGTCCGGTGCATTAATAACTCGGCCAAGGTCATTCCGCATTTTGAATCCTTCGTTCCGAAACCTTTTCCACCATGCGTGCAATGGCTGCACCCGATAAGGAAATCTGAACGTCACTTCCGCCTGGACCTTCCAGTATCCTCCGCCCGGTGCCTCCTGCGCGAAGACCTCCTCTGGATCAAATCGGGTTAGCCTCGCCAAGCCTGGTCCAAACATGCCGGCCGTCGTGATGATGTTGTCGCTGTTGTAGGCGTGATAATACGCTTGCAACTGTGCCAGGTTAAATGCTCCGAAAGCGTAATTCCTTTCGATAAACGCGACTCGATCAAAAACTTTAGCAGTCAAGCCGATTACTGGTTCGCCGACCGTATTTGCAAAAGGACGGCCGTTGATGTCTTCGTCGATCGGTTCATCGCTTGAAATGGTTCCCCACTTCACCGTCGGTGGGATTCCTGTCGGTGAATCGCCCAGGCCATCCGGCCCGATCTCGCCTTCCCACTTGATGATCGCAATTCCGTAGTTGGGCGAAATCCTTTCCGGCTGCTTGTCGACCACTCTGATCTGGCTTGATCCAGGGTACAGTTCACCGATGTCCGGCAGCCCAGCCGCTTCCGCGATGTCGGTCACGTCATCGGTTGGATCCATTGTTACCGAATAGCCTTTCGTGATGGTCGCTTTTTTGTTGCGTCCTCCGTCCTGGCTGCTGATCGATCCCCTGGATCGGCTCCACATCTCTTCGGCTGCGCTTACTGTCATTTGATTATCTTCACGATCAATTCGTCGGAAAGTATTTGTTCGTTTTTTCTTGCTTCCGCATCTTCGGCCAGCTTGATCAATCTTAAGCGATGCTTCTCTGCTCGCTCTGCTTTTTTCGCAAGCTTGCGTTGCTGTTCCAGCGATTCGTTTTTTGCTCCGCCCCTGCCCCCTAGCAGCCGTCCCTCACTTGCGAATAGCTGAAACGATTCAGCCGCGATTTGTTTTCCTTTTTTGTCGGATTCCGCGTCTGTCTTCGCTTTGCCGTCTTTGGTTGTAACTGAATTCGGATTCATTATCGCAAACAATTGGAGGGCTGCCGCCGTCTTGGCTTGCCTAACCATGTCCTTGCCGACCGCTCCGATCGCTTCGCCTTGTTTTTTCAACGGGTCGAAAAAGCTTTTCTTTATTGCTTCCGTGAATTTTCCGGCTTGTCCAGGATCGGCTGCCTGGTCATCGATGATCTTCTGCCGTTGGGCTGCAACTAGCTGCTCCCTGGTCTTTTGTTTCCTGGCAGCATCTTCCGCTTTCCCGTTCACGATATTCATGAACGGATCCTCCCGGCCGTTCCCGCCGATGACCGGTGCAACGTCTGAAAATAGAAACGGCATTGACGCGAGCATTGCGACAAGGTTTTTTCGGCCCTCTTCGATGTGGCCCAAAATCGATTTGCCGCCGTCCTCGCTTGTGGCGTTCAGCCAGGCAAAGGCATCGGTTAACGCGTCGATCGCGGGTATCAAAAGAAAAGTGATTTCGGTTGCAATGCTGCCGAAGGTCGCTTTCAGTTCAAACATCGCATCGTTGGCTGCTTCGACCTTGTTTGCCTCCAAATCGCTAAACGTCAAACCTAGCGACTCCGCCTTTTGTTGCATCTGGTCGATTGCCTCGCTGCCGCCCGATAGCGTTGTCGCAAGGGCAGCCCCTTCGGTGTCGAATAGCTGGAACGAAAGCAGAAGTTTGTCCGCTGGATTCTCCAATTCCTTCATTGCATCCGAAATGTCGCGGAATGCCGCAGCTGGCCCTTTCGCGTTCAACTCTTCCGCCGATAGCCCGACTTTTTTCAATGCCGCTCGGACGCCACTTAGCTTGACAACCTGGCCGTCCATCGAAAGCGAGAAATCTTTTGACTTGCTTGCCGCGTCTGCTAGTCGCCTAGTCATCCGTTGAAGAGCAACGTCGACCTGGCCTTCCGCCATGCCTGACATCTCCGCCGCCGCAAATCGAATGCCGATCAGGTCTTTTGTTAAAAGTCCAAGCTTGCGCGATGTCTTGGCGATCTTATCGATTCGCTCCAGTTCGTCTCCGACCTTTCGAAGGCTGGCCGTCACTAAACTAAAGCCTAGAAATGCCTTGACCGAGTTGGCCGCGGATTTGCTCAACTTGTTCATCCGCTTGTCCATTTTGTCGACGCGTTTATCTAGACGGTCGAGAACGACTCCCGCCTTGTCTTTCGCTCCGATATCAATTTGGACGTCGTTTGACATTTTATTCCCTGGCAATTCTCATGGATTCGTAGTTAAGCCGATGGGTCAATTTCGTCAACCAGGAGGGCTGATCCAAAACGCCCCCCGCCACTAACAAGTTTCCGTCGTTGCACATCGACGCAATCTGTATTTCGTTACCAAGTTCACCCGCGTATTGCATTGGGCAACCTGGCAATTGAAAACTTCCGGTCCCCCCGCATGCGTTGCATCCCTCCTCTTCGCATGTCGGGCAGGCCACGCTCACGAGCCCTCTCCCTGGCTTGCAATCTTTGACGCACCCCTGGCAAAGTTTCCCGGCGCGTATCAGCGAGGCCACCCTTACTTTTTTAGCTCGTCCTCCGATAGCTGATTGATTTCGTTCACTTTTTTCAAGATCTCTTGCGCGAGGTCGACGTTGATCGTATCGATCCACGAATCGAATTCCTCCTCCGTCATCACTGTGACTTCGCGAAGGTTGGTAATCAGCATTTCGAAAATTTTTGCCGCGTCTCGATCTGCCCTCACTTCTGCCTCAAGTTTTGCAAGCTTGATCTCTTGCCGAATAGATAGGCAGGTCACTTCCAATTCGTGACCCTTGCCATATTTGATTGTCTGTCTCTCGCCAGGCTCGATGGTTTTCATGGTCTCGCTTTTTAGATGATGTTGTTAAAGGTAATGGACGTGCTTTGGTCCTGGTTCGCTCCGTTCTTGTTGCATTGCCAGGTCTGGTCGTCGGTCAGGATTCCTTCCCGTTCGCCGGTGTTGACGCTTATCAATTGCGCCTTCGGGATCGCAATCGTGATGTTGGATACTCCGGGTCCGTTCAGGACGATCGACATCGCTGCTTCCGTGTTGGCGATTAGGTCGCCCCACGGATCGTCGTCGGCGATTAATTGCGCTTCGGGATTCCCGGTCACGGTTGAGATTCTGTCGGTGATGATTCCGGAAATGAAACCGGAATCGGTGCTCGCGCACTCCCGCAGCTTGATTACGTTGCCCGCGTCGTATTCCAGCGATTCCGTGCAAAGGACGAAACCATCAAAGGTCAGGGTAGCCGCTGCAAACCGGATGATCGTGTCGTTCGGATACGTTGGTGCGAGGATGACCGCGTCGATCGGTGGCTGCCATACTCCCTGGAAGCTCCAATCGATATAGGCTCGCCGGCCGGTAGGCATCATAAGCTTGAAAGTTCCAACGGCTCCGGCGAGGAATCGCTTTCGCCCGTTTTCGTAGACAGCCATCGTTAGCGTTTTGACGTTGGTCCCCGGCGCCTCGCTTCGCGGTGTGATAACCCCGGATGAATTAACGTAGCCGCAGCCGGCCAAAAGGACGGTGACCCAATCCGGAAGGGTAACGGTTCCGTCCCATTCGAGATCCGTCTTGAAGGTCATTCCCCCCTGATACTGACCGGCGACGCCTTGCAAGCGATCAAATCCGCCCTGCCCTTCCCTCGCTTCGACAGGAATGTCGCCGGCCAGGTTGATGTCGTAGGCGTTGAATTGCGCGTCAGTCGCCGTTGTCGCAATCGGGGTCCCGATCGTCGTTTCCGCTTTCGCTGCGATCGTCTCGATTTTCTTCAGTAGCGTCATCGGCCTTTCCCTCTTGTTCGGTGTTAAGTGTTGGTTTGCAAACCGTAATTGGTTCGCCTTCGTTGCCTCGATCGACGCTAAAGCCAGCCGCTAAAATCGCACAACTGATAAAAGTCCGGAGGGCCGTTTCTGCAACGCCTGGCGAGAGGTTCAAGTGAATGCATAAACAACCCTCCGGTTCTTCGGTGATCCCCACGCCCCTTAGCGGCAGGGCATCGATGTCGCTCGCCTTCAGGATTGGTTCGACGCAACGGGGGAAAAATGGGTAGCCATTGCCCGGTGTGATCTCTTCGATGATTGCCGTGATTTGCTGCTTGAATTCGTCCATTAGATTTTGCCTGCTCGCTTTAGCGTATTAAAATTAATTCGTCGTTTGATCTGGTTTCGCAATTCCACCAACGTCTCCAGGTTGGTCGGTCGCTTCATTCGTTTCTTAACAAAAACGCCCCACGGCGATGGTCCGTGTAAAATCGCGATTGGCCACCTGCTCTTCCCCAGCCGCTTGAATGCATGCCCTCGCAGCTTGACCGCGCTGACGCCTGGCTTCGGTCCCATGAATCCACCGGCTGCCAGTGATCGCGACTTCCGTTTGCTAATTTTGTACGTCACGCCCTTCTTGGTTTGTCTGGCCCGAAATGCCTTGACCGCCAACCTCGACGACCTTTTCAGTTTCACCGTCGCCGTTGGAAATGCTCCCGTTGTTGTCACGCTTTGCTTGATCAGTTCCTTGATTGCTTTCGAGGGTGCGTTCAGTTCCGTTCTGACGTTCTGGTTGATGATGGTCCCTGCCTTTTTTGCTGTTGCTCTAACCGCGATGGCAAGCTCTCGCCGGATTAGCTTTTTTGATCCCTTGAGCGACTTTTTTAACGCCCTCATGTCTCTCGCGTTGTACTGAATATCAAACATCGCTAACTAGCCGAAAAAGGGTTGATCTCCGATACCCGGTAGCCAATCACCAATTCGACAACCGCTCCGTCCCAGCCTGGCTCGTTAAACTGCGAGTAGTTTCCGAAGCTTGCCATGACCGCCAGCCCTCCGAAGGTGTGCCACTGGCCGGCATCGTTGTTTGCTAATGCCTTGCGAATCGCAGCCGCCATTTGATCTTCGTCGGTGCTGAATTCTGTCACGCCGACTTCCGTTTCGTCCACGTCGATTTGCTTCGCGAACCCGATCAATCTTAAGGTCAGGTTCATCCATAGCCTTGGCGGGTTCCCTGGCCAAGAAAGGGTTGGCTCCTCCTTGTCCTCTTCGGCCGAGACCCAGATGTCCTTGGTGTTAACCTCGCCCATGTCCAGGTCGCGGTCCGCCTGGCCGACGGTCCCAACGTCGAATTCGTAGCCGTTGGCGACCGTGATGTTTTCTAGCCGGCTGATGACCGCCGCAATGATTTGTTTGTTTATTGGGTCAGCCATTGATTCGCCTCGTATGGCAACGCCAGTCGTATTCGCCTGGCTCGGCTTCGACCGCTCCGGTTCCTTCGGCCAGGATGGTGACTTCCCACGTCTCCAGGTCTGTCCCTGTCGCGTCTTGAATGATGATGCGATCGTTCACTTGTGGCTTCGTTGCGATTGAATCAAGGACGGCGGATGCAACCGGGATTAGAAAGTCCCGCGTCTGCCCCTTAACGTCGATGCCCAACCCATCCAGCCCTTCGATTCTTACTCCGTCCCTTCGGGCGGTGAATTGTTCGCTGACGGTGGTCCCCCTAGACAAAATCGCAAGAATGCCGAACGATCTCTCGACCGCTGGCATCACTTGCGAATTGAATTCCGACTCGAACCGGTTCGTCATTTTAGACCGCTTGGTTTAACTCGATCGTCGCTTCCAAGATGTCGAGGTAATCCGTGTTGGTGTCGGCCGTCTTTTGCAACTGGAAGAACAGTTGAAGTCCTCCCGCATAGTTGGTCATGTCAAACCGCGTACCACTTGCGACCCGCCGTTGCGACCCGTTGTCGTTTGACGCATAGAATTCGATGTTGCTCTTGCGACCAAGGGACAAGCTTGGCGGTCCCTGTAGGTGTCCGCGTGAAGCAAAATCGATGCCAAATCGTTTCCACGAATCGGTCAGCGTCATGCCGGTGGCAACGTCATCGTTGTTGTTGGTTCCGTCGTCCGTTTCAACAACGACCGCGCTGCTTCCAATGCAACGGAAAAGTGCCGCTTCGGTGATCGAATCGATCGCGTCATTCCTGGCACTCGCCAGCCCAAAGGCCAGCTGGCTAGTTGCGTCGAGGGCTGCCACGGTCTTGGCCACAATTTCGACGCTGATGATTTCGTCGATATCGAAAGGCAAAACGTCACCCATGTAGACGCACAAATTCTCGACTTCCGAGGTGGCTGCCAATTGCAGGCGAATTCCGCCCCCTGCAAGTCCGCCGACCGTCGGTGCTCCTGCTGCCGAGGTGTCTGCCTTGACAAACGGATTGCCGGCTCCGCTGCCGGCTGCTGCAAGGGCGAGTTCGCCACGGAAATCGTAGCGGATTTTTCTGCTTTGTTTGGACATAATTTAGTGTTCCAAGGACTGAAAAAAGAATTGTAACAGGCGTTGAATTGCAACCCCGAAGGGCACCTTTTTTAGGTGACGTTCCGGACTGCATACCTCCAGTTTTTGACCGCCGCCGCTGCCCGGCCTTCCAGGCTGACGTAGGTGGTCTTGGTGCTCGGGTCGTACCAACGCTCCCGACGGCCGGCCGTTCCGAACCCGTTGAAATAGCCACGGACAACCGTCGCCGTATTCAGCCGCGTTGGGTTCCGCAAACCGTACCAGGTAGTGAGCGATGCAACTCGCAATTCGCTTTCGGGGATGACCCCGACCTGGTTCCGATACAAGCCAACGTTGGCGGTTGTTGCTGCGACCTTATCTTCCAGGCCGCCCGCGTTCAGTGGCATAAAGGTCCGTCTCGCTGATTGAGCAACCGTCCCGGTTGGACAGAAGCAAGTGTTGATTGTTCCGCGTACGCGACGGCCGGTGTTGATGCCGCCGATGTCATTGTACAGCGTCTCCATCGCTGCCCATTCCGCGTCGCTGGGAACCCCGCCCCCGGTTCTCGCATTGTTATTCAGCGCGGGATTGGCTCCGGATCCGGTGTCGGCTCGGTTGGCAAACAATGCCGATCCGTCTAGCAACGTCTCCGTGCTAGTGAACCGCTCAAGAACCAATCGGTTTTGCGTCAATTGCCACGCTTCGGCCAGGCCGATCATGCCTTCGGCAAATGCGTTCATGTCGTCGTTGGCGACCATCACCGGTGTCCAACCGAACGCGTTACCAAATCGGCGAAGGTAAATGTAGGAAAGGACCTCCTCTTCCAGGCCCAGTTCCTTCAATTGCTCCGCGTCTTTCAGTTCATCCAATTCATCGACGACGCCCTTGTTGATCATCAAGCTTGGCTTGAAGTCCTTCAGGCCGCCTGGCAAGGTGGCCGAAACCAACGGATAGCTGTAGTCTTCATCTAACTCGATCGAGTCCAGGAATTTGTTCGCCATCCCGCTTAGGATGTTGGGGAAATCTCCCGGCCGCGATGCTGGGATGCTCGCGCTCAAGTAGCGAGCATCCTCCCTCTCGCTATAGAACCGATGGCGTTGCAGGGGATTGCCCATTTGCATTGCCATCTCCGCGATCTCTTCTCGCGGTCCGTGAATATCCACTTGCTGCCCGTCCTGCAGAAGGCATTCCGCTGCGATTGCATGCAATGGCCGGTTGAGCAGGTTCCGTGCCCCTGGCCGCATCTCCATTGCCGCGTTATCGGACGAACGGAAGCAAAGGGCGTCGATTGCATCAAGGGCGAATTCGTCTCGCCCTTCGCGGATGACGTTTGCCCGCGGCGCCGGAATGGCCGGCTCGGCTGCCGCCGATACTCCGTTCCACGCTTCGACTGCTTGCGTCGAGTTGTGGCCGGCTGCCGCCGATGCGTTAATCATCGCGGTCGTCACTCGATCTTCGCCGGCCGTCGCGTTGACGATTGCGGCTGCTGCCAGGAGATCGCTCAATCTGGCTTCTGCCATCTCCGTCGCATGCGCGGTTGCGACATTCGGTGCCGGGGCAGCAGGGGTTCCCGTCGTATTCGCGGCAGGTGCCGGCGCCGCAGCCAAAGGGGCAGCCGTTGGTGTCACGAGAACGGCCGTAGCCCCCAGGCTGCTGCTTCCGGTCAGGGCATCGAGAATGCCTTGCTCGTTGGCCGGTGTTTCAATTCCTTTTGCTTTCAAAAAAACGGTAAGTGCCGCTTCGCAGGTTTGGTCGCTTGCGTCTGCCGCCTGGACGTAGCCAAGAGCAAAAAGCATAGCTCGAATTTTAGCTGTAATGGTCATCTTCTTTTCCTCTTGGAAAACTGGTGTCGGTTCAGCCACGCTGGCTGTTTCAATGGTTGCGCTGATTGATGCCGGCCCGCTGGAAGCTCTCACTTTCCCGAGTGCATCTTCAAAGTTGGAAACGATCCCGTCGATCATTCCCCGACCAAGAGCAACGTCCGCGCGGAATGCGTCACCTTGGCCATAGCTGCTCACCACTTGCTCTGGCGAAATGTTTCTGTATTTGGCAACGTCGGAAATGAACCCGTCGCCATAGCTGTTGATAAATCCTTGCAAGGTCTTTTTGGCTTCGCCCTGCAACGGCTCGTATGCATTGCCGTGCCCTTTTTTTGGCGACTTGTCGTTGGTCACGACCGTCACGTTGACGCCGTAGTCGGCCATCATCTTGGATGCGTCTTGGTGATGGTAGATCGTCCCGATGGATCCGATCAACGAATCGGCTGTCGCATAGGACCTGTCGGCTGCAGCCATCAAATAGAATCCGGCCGAACCGCACATTCCTTGGCAGTAGGCAACGATTGGCTTGCTTCCCCTGGCTGCAAAGATCGTGTCTGCGACTCGCTTGACCCCGATCGCCGATCCACCGGGTGTGTTTAGGAGCAGCATCACTCCCTGCACTTGGGGATCGGCGATCGCCTTCTTGATGTCCCGTTCGATCACCTGGTAGGACGCTGCGTAGCCCGCTTTCACGAGATAGCTGTTCTCCTCCTGCAGTACTCCGTTGACCGAAATGACGGCTGTCCCGTTGATCATCGAAGTTGTCGGCTCTTCGTCTTGCCTTCCAAATTCGAGGGCTGCCTCAATACCGGCCACGCTTCCGTCTTCGGCTGCAACCAGCAACCGCTCGTATGCCGATGGCATGATCGACCAGGGAAGGCCGTCCCGAATCGCGGACGTTAGCTTGACTCGCTGCCGCCGTCGCTTTGCTTTTTTTAGCGTCATTCTAAGTCCAAAAGTAGGGACAACCGGTCAGCGATCTTTTCTGCCTGGTCGTCGGTTGAATCTTCCGCCTGGCTGTTATCGGATGCTTGCCCCTGGCTTCCGTTACCTTGCGGTCCGCTTCCCGATTTGGTGAAGTCTGGCGTCGTGCCGAATAACTCAAACACTCGTTGCTCGACCGCTTTTTGCATCAGGACCCGGATCCAGTGCTTGTTGTTCCTCGCGCACTCCTCTTTGTACGTTGACATCATTGTTCGCAATCGACCGGTTCTGGCTTCGCCCTCCTTGAACGGATCCATCAAATCCCGGCCGTTGCCGATGATGTCGAACCGTTGGTAGGTTCGCTCGCTCTTGCGGAATTCCGACGGCGAAAGGCTCTTGATTCGTCCGCTTGCAATCGCCAGCTGGTTGAATGTTTGCCTTACCGGAAGGGCGCAGGCAAAACCGAACCATTGCTGGAGCGGTCCGACTTCCAGGTCTTCGTCCAGCTTGGCTGCCCGCGATGACGAAAAGTTCACCGATTCGTAGTCGCCGGATAGCGAGTGGTAGCTTAGCCCGACCGATGATGCGATGTCTCGATCGATTAGTTTCATGAACGGTCCCGCGTCTCGGTTTGGCCGGCTTGGCTTCACTAGTTCGATCGATTCGTCGGTGTCAATAACTGATGCAACCGGTGAATGCCCAAGCTTGTATTCTCGATTGTTGTATTCATCGAGATCGCTTTCGCCGTCTTCAAATCCCCATGCACCGTATTTGCTGCCGTCTTTTAATTTAGCAACCAGGAGGAGGACGGCTTCTGCTGCCGCCGTTCGCAACTCGCTTTCCATGTAGCTGTCGCGGTCCCAGATCGACTGCCCTGCTGCATCCAACCATGAAACCCCGAGGCTGGATGATGGTCGATCAAAAAGGGCCAGGTCGATTACCCGGTCCGCTGCAACTCGAATGCTCCGCGTCGACGAATTGATCGGTGCTCCTGCTCCGGTCAGCATCGATTGGTTCAGTCCAAACGTATCGTAGGGGTGATCGAGAAATAGGTGGTACGCAATGACCTGGTTGATGTCGTTGATCTCCAGCCCACCAATGATTTTGTTTTGGACCTGTCCGTTGCTGCTCCGGCCGGCTTCCCGGTCTTGCGTCAGGTCCAGTTGTTCCCTTTCGAACATTTGCCACGCGATCGGCACCAGGTGTTTATCGGGATTGTAGTCTCGCCGAAAAACGCGAACCATTAATCCGTTGCCTACGATAGCCGCTTCGCCCAATGCCATTCGGAACATCTCCGGTCCCGATAGCCGGCCTTCAACGTCAAATTGTTTTCGGTCGCTGCTGTATTGATCGTAGAGGTCGTCGCTTTCCAACGCGTATTGCAGCCGTGGCCCGAATGTTCCCTGGCTGATGGTGTCCAGTTCGGTCACAATCTGGAACATCTCGCTAGGCAAAAAAGGCCACGCATATGTTTGCATTCCCTTGCCAATCACAAGATTCGTTAGAACCCGTTTCAGTCTCTTGGCTTGCGGTGTGTTCCGAACCAGGTCGCGCGACCGTCGGTTCATGATGTCTTGCGATCCCATGATCGCTGCATCACCCGAGAACCCGTTCGGCTGGAATGCTTCGCGAGGGCGATCCCTCCGTCCCAGCTTGAATGCCTCCATCGCATCCTGCGTTGCTTGCCTTAGCATCTCGCCACCGAACGCTTTCGAACCTGGCTTCGGAGTTGGCTTGCTTCCCTTGTTGAACGGCCAGATCATAAATCAATCCTTTTCACCGGATGAAAAATCTGGCGCCGTCCTCCGGCTGCATTCGCTTTCCGTTCGAACCGGTCGATGATGTCGGACAGCCGATCAATCTCAAGCATCGATTGGGTCCGCTGCGCCTCCGACCAACTGCTGCTGTCGGTCTGCAGAATGCGGTTGAGGGCATCTCTTGCGTTGTCAACGATGGTCTGGTCGGATGCTGCCATCCTGTCAGGCTATCCTAAAAGATCGCCGCTCACAAACCGAACCGGTAATTGTTGTTGCCGTTTTCGGCAACCCTAGCGGTCCCCGATGCCCGCTTCGACTCGCCTCCCTGGCCGATTCAAGATCAATTGCGCTGCCATTTGCGGGGTTGGCATCGGATTCGTTTTCCACTTGCAACGTGGGCATTCCAATACCACGGTTGCGTTATTCGAAAATTTCCGTTCCCGCTCGCATGCGACTGGCGACTTGTCGGTGGAACATCGCGGACAGGTCACCGGCTCTACTGGCACAACCCGTGAAAGTTTTGTTTTTATGATCTGCGCTGTCTCTTTGCATTTCGCCACGGCGCATTTGTAATAGGTGGTTGGTGAGTCTCGCCGGCCGCCGCTGCTCCGTTTCATTCGGCAATGGTGATGTTTGCAATAGGGGATTCCGTCGGTGTCCTTCGGTGTCCCCGGTTCATCTCTCACTTCGGTGAACCCCTCCTTGACCTCGATCGCTTCGTCAAAGTCCACGGGCAATTCTCGGCTGCTCTGATTCTGTCCTGCCATCATCTCGCTCCTAGTTCCAACGGTTTTGACGATGCTCCGATTGTCGGTGCTCGCCGTGGTTTCGCTTTTATCAAATTCTCTCTTAGCCATTGCTCAACGCTCATTGCGACGAGCCCCTGCGCTAGTGCATCCCACCAGTGATCTTGCCGGTAGCGTGACTTTCGCGACTTCGTTGTTTTCCTTTTTAGTTCGGCCAAGTCCTCCGAACCCTCTTTGATGTGTTTCGTTAATCTAGCGTGATTTTTATGGACGCCATCAGTCGCATAGAACAGGGCGAACCGCTGCCGTTCGTCCTCCGTCATGAATAGCTGCTCCACCAGGGCATGGTAGTGCATTGCTGACCAAATGACTTCCGTGCATTTTCGGTCCGCGCCGAGTCCACGGTTCATGTGCCAGTTGTCTCCAACGATCACGTTTTCACTTGGCGCCGGACTTCGATAGTTCGGCTGCCCTTTCGCTGGCAGCCAACGTCGCAACCGCCCGCGTCGCTCGCGGCAGAATCTTTCAACTGGCTGACCTGCCCACGTCTTCGGCTCGCCGTCTTCGGTCCAGTTCCCCATCCAGCCCTTGTCAACAAGAACCAAGTCCGGCATCCGCGCGGCTCCGTCTTGCAACAAAAGGCCAGCTTCCATTTTGTCGGCCAGGGTGTGGAGGCCTTTCAAGATCAGTTCTTCCGCTTGTTCGACCGTTGTCTCGCTCGATCCATGCGTCTGGACGTCGTAATCCGGGATCCGATAGAACCGTCCCGCTTCCCGGCTGATGAACGCATAGTGCAATTCCACTTTCCGGACGTCGATCCCGCCGACAACCGGATCCGTGTCCGATGGCACAATGCCTCGCGGCTGCTCCGTTTCGCAGTTCGCAACATGCCCGCTTTCAAATCGTGAAATGATTTGATTTTCTAGCCGGATGATCTCGTTATCAAATTCGCAACGGCAGTAATATTCTCCCTTGTCTGCCCATTCGTCATAATAATTTTGCACGGCATGGACCTGCATTTGGCTGCCGTCTTTTAGCTTCTGCGATTTGAATCGGTGCTCGTTGCTGACCGTTGCCCCGGCCAGCATCATTTCTTTGTTGACCAAAAAGTACTGATGCGCTCCCCGGCCGTGCTTGTCGCCGGCGATCTTCCCGCGTTGCCGAAGCTTGACGTATTCCATCCACATATCGTGCCGGATCGGTCGCTCGACCATGTACTTATATGTCCTAACCACGAATGGGTGCCCGGTCACCGCGTAGTGGTGCGCGACCCCGACGCCTTGCTTTGGTAGCGTTGCCAGCATGATCCGTGCTAGTGGTTCCGTTTGCGTACCAAGTCCTCCGATGTCCAGGTCGACTCGATCGATTACTTTCCTGGCAACCTCCGGGTTATTGACCGTCTCCGGTGTGTCGAGGTCATCGATCCCGATAACCTTCGGCCGTTTGCCAAGGATGTTCAATCCGCGGATTGGCGAATCGGCACCTCGCAACCGCAGCATGGCTCCGTTTGATGGTGAACCTGGAACGGCCGGGTAATTCATTTCGACCGCCGTCCAAGTAAAAGCGATGGGGTGCTCGGTGAATGTGACGCCCGGTGCGTCGTATCGTTCGCCGGTGGCATGCATCCCATTTGCGATCTGCGAAATCGAACCGACCGACCGGCATGGAATCGCGATCTCCGGATAGTATTTGAGAAACGGTTCGCTTTTCGCAATCATGTCCTGTATTGCCTCGCCGGAATTCTTAGCGTCTGCCCCTGTCGCCGAAATCAACGCCGCAAAGTCTACCTGCCCGCTGGATTGCGATTTCCAAATCATCGCCCGGAGATAGGTTGTTTTGCCTTCACCCCGGCTTGCGAGCATAAGGTCGTCCCCGCCGTACCTGAGCGTGTCCTCATACGCTCCAATCATTTCGCATTGCTGGCTTGTGAAGGTCCGCGTTAGCGGTTGCGTGATCCCCGATTCCGGCCCGCACATTTCCCAAATCCACGCTTCGGAATCATTTTCTATGTTCTCCCTAAACTTCCGCTCCGTCTCCGTCAGCGTCGGAATGATAACGGTTGACCCGCGTCGACGCGTCGCCTGGTTCGCTTGCTTCGACGATTCCCGCCGTTTGTCCAGGACCTCTTTGCTTCGATTGATTGGCTTCGATTTCGATTCCGCCTCGATCGCCAACGCCAACGTCTCCAGCTCCTCTTCCGTCAGCGATGCGATCACTGCCTTCTGCTCGATGCTTGGCAATTGCATCAAGGATTCGATTTCGGCTTTGCTCCACTCTTCGTTCTTCGCGGTCTTCGTCATGGATGTTCTGCGCCTCTGCTGCCAATAATGCCCTGCTCGCTGCCGCGATCTCCCTTGGCTTGCTCTCGCGATCTGTGATCACCTGGACCAGCCGCCGAATGACCGCCTCCCTATACTGAGGCTTCATCGGCCATCTTTGGATGATCGCTTCCGCTTCCATCCGTGTTTCTTGGGTGCTCATTGCGACTCCCCCCGCTGCCCTTGCCGAAGCGAAGGGCATTTTGTTGCTGGTTATCCGGGCAGGCTGTTACTCTTGCGCTGCTTGCCAGGCATCGAATGCAGCAACCAACGGATCGATTCCTGCGAGGCAATCGGCTTTGATGTCATCGGCTTTGCTTTTAGCGGTCACGCCTCTCGCTTCGATCGCGGCAAATTCGGTTTCTGCATCGTCAAGTTCGCCCGACCAATAGGCAACGCCGACCGCGCTCATGCCATCTTCAAAGTGTGTCTGCGGACCTTCCCATGTCGCGCTGGCATCGAGGTAATCAAGGTCGTCTTCAAGGGTCGGATTTCCGGTCACATATCGATCTTGCCAAGCCTGGTCCAGAATGTCTTCTGCCGCATCGATTGCATCCTGGTCATCAAATCCGCTGTTGATGACGTAGTCGTCGAGCAAATCGGCGAGGTCCGTGTAGGCTGAATCCATTTCATCCACGGATTCTTGAACGAACAAATACTGATCAACCGCGTCGACCCACGCATCGGTGGTTGAACCTTCCGCTTTCGTTTGCTGTCCCCAAACCCCATATGGGTAGCTAGTCGGATAAGTTGGTTCCCACGTCGGGCCGTAAGCAGCTGCCGTGCTTACCATTGCTAGCGCGGCTGCAACCGCAAAAAAACTTTGCCTTCCAATCATCTCATTCTCCAAAAGTGCCGGGTTAGTGATCCCGCGTTCCGTCCGGCTTCCGGTTCGCGGGTGTTTACGCTTCTGATTCGGTTGGCTGATTGTCTTCGTCCAGCACCTCGCCTGGCATCCGGTCGGCTCTGCCTCCGGTTATCTTTTCCCAACGTGCAACGATCACGTCGCAATAAACCGGATCTAATTCAACGGTGATTGATCGTCGGCCTAGCTTTTCGCAGCATGCCATCGTTGAACCGCTGCCGCCGAAAACGTCGAGAATCTTATCTCCTCGCTCGGTGCTGTTCCGGACAAAATTTGCCAAGAGCGATAGCGGCTTCATGGTCGGATGTTCGAGGCTTCGCCCTGGTCGATTCTCGCGGATCGCTGTCGGGAAATCGCCATTCCGATATTGGTTGATGATTGTTATCAATTCGCCCTTGCTCAGTTTGGCCAGGTCCAGGTCGTCATCGATCACGGTGGTCTTGTCGAAGGCCCCCACCCACTTGTGTGCCGCTCCTGGCTTCCAACCGTATAGGATCGGCTCATGCTTCCAGTTGTAATCTTGCCGGCCTAGCACCATCGCGTTCTTGATCCAGACCAGGCATTGCTTGAATAGCAGCCCTGCTTCCGTCATGGCTAGCCGGAAGTTAACGCCTTCAGTATCGGCATGGCAAATGTAAACCGGTCCGCCTGGCTTCAGGACGGTCGCCGCGTTGCTTAGCGCTGCGACCAGGAATTCCCGAAATGCTCCGTCGTTCATTTCGTCGTTGTCAATTGTCAACGCGTCTGCTGTCTTGCCAACGTAAGCAACGTTGTAGGGTGGGTCCGTGATCACCGCATCGACCTGCTCGCCGTGTAGAAACGGGATCCATCGGTCGCTTGTCGCGTCCCCGCAAATCAAAACGTGATCACCGAGGATCCAAATGTCGCCGGGTTCGGTGATCGGGATCGCTGGCGGTTCAGGAACTTCATCTTCGTCGATCTCGATCGGGTGTTCGTCTTCAACTTCAGCCAGGAGGGAGGCTAATTCCTCCGGCGTGAATCCTGCCGCCGTTACCAATTCCAGGTCCGGCAAGTCTTGCAACTGGTTAAGCAGGATCTGCTGATCCCATTCGGCGAGTTCTGCCGTTCGGTTGTCCGCGATCGCATAGGCTGTCGCGTCAGCCCCGATCAGGTCGGTGATCCGGACGTCGATCGACTGCCAGCCAAGCCGGCTTGCTGCCTCCAATGTTCCGCTCCCTGCAACCACGGTTCCGTTATCGTGGATGACGATCGGCTTCTGCTGACCGAACCTTTCAAGGCTAGCCATGATCGCTTCAATGTTCCGCTCGCTATGCGATCGGGCGTTGGCCGGGTCCTTCGTCAGTTCTGCAACGGCGCGCTGTTGTTCATTCATCGGTGTGGTCCTCTCCCCAACCCCTCAGAAAATGTGAGTATGAATTTGGTCTTGTTTTTTTGCCGCTGCTTTTGCGCTTACTAAGTGTACGAAAGCCAGGCTTGCGTTT